TGTGCTCCCCCGTCGTTTTTGCGAGGGAATAAAGTCGGGGTGAGCGAGGGTTTGTAAACGCTGCACGCGCCCGGTTTTTGTTGGCAATTCGATAAGGCCAGAAAAATGGACACAAAAATTATTTCAGGATTTCCGGGTGTAGGAAAAAGCGAGTGCACAAGGGAACATCCAGAGTGGCTTGATTCTGATTCGAGCCACTATTCATGGAAAAGAAATGAGGCGGGCGACATTGAGAAAGAGGCCAATGGTAAAAACATTCGCCATCCAGATTTTCCAAAAAACTATATAGACCACATAAAAAGTCAGATCGGAAAAGTGCCGGTTATTTTTGTATCGAGCCATAAAGATGTTCGGGACGCACTGGTGGCAAATGATATTCCCTTTACTCTCGTATATCCCGCTCATGAATTGATGGAGGAATATATTGCGCGCTATGAAGGCCGCGGCAGCCCAAAACCCTTTGTGGATTTACTCAGAAACAACTGGAGCGGTTTCTTAGCCGAGCTTGAGGCTCAGCAAGGCTGCGAGAAAATCATATTAAAGCAAGGTCAGTTTCTAAGCGATGTAATCGATCAGGCGAAAGCCGCCGCACCCGGTAAATGGGCAGACCGGCACCCCAGACGTGATCCAGCCCAAGAGGATGGGATGAGCCGGGGCAGGAAATAAAACGGGAAATGAATCATTAGGCTGGTATTGCCCCGCAGACTAAACTTGAACCGCATTGAGGAATTGCAGGTGGTTCTACAGGACTGAGCAGAGATATTCACGTCGCCGCCGCAATGGTATAGTAAAACCTCCTGTGGTGACACGCCTTATGACTTAGGTAGCCGCCAGCGGTAGTGGTAGGCAAAGAGCCTCAACAGGATGCCACTAATACCCACAATAAGGAGATGTATTGAACTAGCGTAATTGAACTCGTCCAAAATATATATGGCCGTTGCCACGAGAATGGCGATACTGCCATAAAACCCTGTGTGCAGAACCTCAGGCACATTATTAACCAGAATATCGCGCAGGATTGCACCGCCAGTGGCAGTTAAAAACGCCAACATGATATAGCCAAAAACGGGCGCATGGGAAACTGATGCAACTAACGCTCCCGTAATTGCAAATGCGACCAGCCCAATGGCATCGCACAGGACAAAAAGACAACGGCCTTCAAAAGCAGCCCGACGATGTAGTTTAAATACGATCCCAAGCCCTGTTATTGCCAGTGAGATTATAAAAGGTTCATTACTGGATAAAGCAACGGGCATACGATTTATAAGTATATCTCTTACTATCCCGCCCCCATTCGCAGTCAGAAACGAAAGCAAGAACAACCCTATCCAATCCAGCTCTTTCTTTGATCCCACAATGAACCCGGATAAAGCGAATGCGATGCCGCCAATCAGGGATGCCATATACATGGATTGCGATTGCATGAGTGCTTCCATGTCAACGACTACCTATACATTGATAAAGAGCGGTTCTAAAATCAGTACGCGAGGGTATATGTTTGGTGCACCAGCGCGGAGAAAGTTCGAACCGGATTATCCAATTTCTTGAGACTTTACAAGGGATGGGAAAATTACTCAAGTGTCCAGAAGCACAATCCGGCAGGTATTTTCAATGGGAGCCGCTGGCGGTGGCGGCATGATGCAAACCCGGTACTAACACCGGGCATGCACTAGACAAGCCCGGTGCAAAACCGGGACACGAACGGAATTATATTCGCTGGCTAACATGATGGTAAGGACGCGGGTTGTTACAGCCGGGTCAGCTGGGTTTTCAGAACCGAAGCGAAGTGTGTGGTCATAGTAATCGATCTTCCAAAAGAAAGATTGGTCATCAATTACTACTTTGCCAAAGTCATGCTCACCGTGCGGGTCATTATCCTGCACAAAGTTGTCAAAATCGCGCACAGAATTGAATAAAGCTGCACGTTTATCGTCACTTAGCTCATTCACTCCGCACGTTGTCATTACCTGCCCGCCCCAAAAAGTATTGCGAAAGCGATCATTTAAGGCGGCGATGGTAGCGGCATCATCATTATTGTTGCTCATATTATCCTCTTATTACAGTCGGTTATAGGCATGCTCTAGCATGCTTGCGACTGCGATCAATACAAACCCGCTCCAATGAAACGAAGGGGCGGGTTTCCGGGTCCTTCCCGGCCCGAACCTATACGGGGACGCTAGGCCCGCCATTTCGCTAGATTCAGCAGTTACACACTGATTTCGTTTCGCAATTTACAGGAGAAAAACATCATGAAAGTAGAGCTAATCAGCCTTGATAAACTGGTGCCTTATGCCCGAAACCCTAGGATAACCGCGCATGCCGTGGATAAAGTAGCGGCTTCCATTCAGGAGTTTGGCTTCCGTCAGCCTATCGTTGTAGATAGCGAAATGGTCATCATCGTAGGCCATGTTCGGCATCAGGCAGCGCAGAAATTGGGCCTTAAAAAAGTGCCGGTGCATGTGATGGAAGGCTTAACGCCGGAACAGATCAAAGCCTACCGCATTGCCGATAACCGCACCGGGGAAGAAGCAGAGTGGGATAAAGAACTTCTGCAGCTGGAAATCAGCGAACTTGATGCCGCCGATTACAAAACGGACGTGCTGGGCTTCAACGAAGAAGAATTGAACAGCCTGAAACTTTCGCTTGAAGGTTTGCAAGATGGCATTGCCGGTGAAGAAGAAGGCGATGTGGACGAAGCAGACACTAAGGCAACCATCGGCCCTTATACGTTCGTGATCGAGCGCGGGCCTTATTTGGAATGGATGGAGGAAATAAGGCAGCGCGTAGGATTCGATAAAGAATCCATTGTTGCAGAACTTAAGAAAAGGTTGGGCTTATGAAACTGGTTGATATCGATAGCTTGAATCCTTCAACGTATAATCCTCGCGCAGCGGATCCACGCCGTCTTGATTTAATCGAGCTTTCCTTGCGTAAGCTGGGCTTTGTTTTGCCAATTTATGCAACGCCGGACGGTGAGATCATTTCCGGCCACCAGCGCCACCACGTTGCAAAGCGCATGGGCGTAAAGCAAGTGCCGGTGGCGATCACCAGGGCAATGGAATTGCCGGAGCGTAAAGCGGTGAACGTGGCCTTTAACCGGGCAACAAATGATTTGGATTGCGGCGATACGCCAAAAAATATTACCGAAGCGCTGGGCCGGGTGGATATTGAAGCTATTGCCGCCGCCGTGCCGGATAAAACGCCAGACACGCTGGATTTCTACCCGTGCATGAAGGCGCAGGAAATGCCGCTTGCACCTTTGCTTAAGGCAAATTCGGGCCGGTGGATTACTTACGCAGCCAGCATATCAAAAACGCTTTACCTCAAAGGCGTGATAATGCCGGTGGTGGCAACCAAGGATTTGAAAGTAGTAAACGGCATCGGCCGCTTGCAAATGCTGGCAGAAAATAAAAAGCCAACTATCGGCGTGGTATTTGTGACGGAAGCGGAAGCGCGGTTAGCAGATGCAATGCTCAATCTGCTTTCGATGGATTTTGATATCCATAACCGTTACCGCGATCTGCTACGCTATAATTCCTTCCGCCGTTTGCGCGGTGTGCGTAAGCAGCTGGGGCGTGGTTTCATCTTTGCCGTTGCCGGCAGTAAAACGGCAAAGAATTTTGACGTGACAGAGCCGAAGAATACGGAGCGCTGGGTAAAGGAACACGGCAAAGTTATTTTAGATTTTGGCGCGGGCCATTTATACGAAACAAAAATCCTGCGCTCTATCGGCATGCAGGTTACACCGTTTGAACCTTACCGCGTGGATGCTAGCGAAGAAATTAGCAAGCAAGAAAGCCTCTCGCTCACCCGTGAATTCTTTTATGATATCGCGCACCGGCAGCTGCAATACACTTCAATTTTTATATCCAGCGTATTGAACAGCGTTCCTTTTGCGGAAGATCGCCGCCATATCGCTTGTATCTGCGCCGCGCTTGCCGCGCCAAATACTAAGCTTTACGCGGTGGCGACCAGCATGAATCAAGCGGGCATGCGGCAGGTGAAAGGCGGCAAATATTTGAGCAAAACGCAGGCTACCGCAAAACTGTTTATGTTGGAATATGAACCGGGCATAACGCTTGGTGATATCAGCAATCAGCCCAAGGTGCAGAAGTACCATACGCTCAAAGAATTTTATGGATTATTTAAGGAATTCTTTGAGACTGTGCGCGTGAATGATAGTAACCACAACGTACAGGCGGTATGCTCTAAGCCATTAAAGATAAATCCAAAAACGCTAAGAAAAGCATTGGAGTTTGAGTTTGATTTACCTTACCCGGATGGTAGCCGGATGGGTTTGGTAGATGAAGCGATTGAAGCCTTTTCGATGCGGTTAGGAATAAAACTATGATTATATTGCTCGATCTTAATTACACGCTGGTTGAAAACAGCACCGAAAAGCAAAAGCCATTTTCAAAACAGATTGAGGCAGAGCGGTATCGCGCGTGGTTGGTAAAACTTGTAAAGCCACATCACGTTATTTTGATGACAGCGCGGCCCGCCAAATACTTTGCTGAAACGATAGCTAGCATTGAAGAAAAAACCGGGTGGCAACCGGACGAAGCCCTTTTTAATGCCTATGGACTTATGCCGCCAATAGCAAAGGAGCGCATGCTGAAAGAGCATGTGCTGCCTAAATACGACAAATCAGAAATGCTTGCGATTGAAAGCAATCCGGCCACCCGTGCGATGTATGCGCGGTATGGCATTCGCTCGGTGAAAGTTGAACCCGGCGAAGAATGGCAAACCTTACCGGGCTAAATTTATGCAAATCCCTAGAGAATGGACGTTCGAGAACACTAGCGTGGCCTCGGGCTTCGATAAGCACGTCCGCGAACAACTACCTTGGTATGATATGGTGACAGGCGCGATAGCGCATATTGCCCGCCATTACATACCAAAAGGCGGACTGGTTTATGATGTTGGAGCATCCACCGGCAATATAGGCCGATCAATTGCCGAAACGCTGAAGGAGCGAAAAGCCCAGCTTATAGGCATCGAATCCAGCGCTGAAATGTGCGCCAAATACACGGCTCCCGGTGAGCTTGTGCAGATTGACGCGCTGGATTACCGCTTTCAGCCTTTTGATTTGGCGATTTGTTATTTGGTTGTGATGTTCATGCCGATTGATAAACGGCAAGCATTTATCAATAACCTTAAAACGCTGATTAAACCGGGAGGCGCATTATTGATTATCGATAAATGCGAAGCGGCTTCGGGTTATGAAGCAACCGTTTTTTGGCGGTTGACGCTGGCCGGGAAAGTTGCGGCGGGCGTTGATGCCGAAAGCGTTATTGCAAAGGAGTTGAGCTTGTCAGGCGTACAGCGCCCTCTTGATCCCGCCATGCTGGGTGAAGATGCAAGCTTGTGGTTTCGTTTCGGCGATTTCGCCGGTTGGATAATTACGAAGTAAAATCATATGTCAGAACCAACTTACAAGGTGGGCGTAATTGCCCGGCTCTTTGGCGTGTCCGAGCGCCGGGTGCAACAGCTGGCAAAGGATGGAATTATCCCTAAAGCTGAAAAAGGAAAATATGAACTAATCGGCTGCGTGCGCGGTTATATCGGTTTTCTGCAAGAACGCGCTTTTGGCAAAGATGTGATGACAATTGACGCACATCAAGAACGCGCCCGCTTACTGAAAGCCCAAGCTGATAAAACCGAATTAGAAGTGCGGGTGATGAAACGCGACTTGATTCCTGTCGAGGAGGTCAAAGCTTATTGGGCGGGGATGGCGGTTTCTTGCCGCGCTCGGCTGATGAGTTTTCCAACACGGGGCGCACATATAGCCACCGGACTCAAGGAGTTTCATGAAGTGGAAAATGCGTTGAGGGATCTGGTGCATGAAGCATTGAACGAGTTATCCCTCTATGACCCAGAATCGAGCAGCAGCATTGATACGCGAGGTGGCGAAGCTATTAGCACCGCCGCCATCGATGACGGTAAGCCAGTGGGCGGACAAGTACCGCCAGCTTAGTAGTGAGGCAAGCGCAGAGCCGGGAAAATGGCATACTGACCGCGCACCGTATCAGCGTGAAATTATGGATGCGGTGTGTGATACGCGGGTGGAAACCGTTGTCATCATGTCATCGGCGCAAATTGGTAAAACCGAGATAATTAATAATATCATCGGCTACCATATCCACCTTGACCCATCGCCTATTCTGCTTTTGCAGCCTACGCTGGAAATGGCAGAAGCATGGAGCAAAGACCGGCTTTCGCCAATGCTGCGCGATACAACCGTATTGCATGGCCTGGTTAAAGACCCGCGCACGCGTGATAGCGGGAATACGCTACTTTATAAGCGTTTTCCCGGCGGGCATATTACTATGGCTGGCGCCAATTCTCCTGCTTCACTTGCCAGCCGCCCAATTCGCATTGTGCTTGGTGACGAAGTTGACCGCTATCCGATTTCGGCGGGAACCGAAGGCGACCCGGTGAGCTTGGCGAAAAAGCGCACCACAACATTTTGGAACCGAAAATTAATCCTGACTTCCACCCCAACTATCAAGGGTGCAAGCCGGATTGAAGCGGCTTATGAGCAAAGCGATCAACGGCATTATCATGTGCCTTGCCCGCATTGCGGCGAATTTCAGGTTTTGAAATGGGCGCAAGTGCGTTGGGAGCGTGGCGAAGAAGGCCATAAGCCGGAAACCGCGCATTATGTGTGTGAACATCACGGCTGTATCATTGTTGAAGGTGAACGGCTGGCGATGAATAAAGTGGGCCGCTGGGTGGCAGAGAAGCCGTTTAGCGATATCGCGGGTTTTCATATCAACGAACTTTATTCTCCTTGGGTAACTTGGGAACAAATGGCCGTTGATTTCCTGCGGGCGAAAGCTTTGCCGGAAACCCTGAAAACGTGGGTGAATACTTCGCTTGGTGAGGCATGGGAAGAAGAAGGCGAAACGCTTGATGCTGATATTCTCCTGCAACGCAAGGAAAGCTGGGGCAATGAAGCGCCGGAGCCGGTGGTATTGGTTACGGCGGGCGTGGACGTGCAAGGTGATCGTCTTGAAATTGAGGTGAAAGGCTGGGGCATTGGTGAAGAATGCTGGTCACTTGATTACCGGGTTTTCTATGGTGATCCGGCGCAAGATTCAGTTTGGCAAGAGCTTGATGCGTATTTGCTTAAACCGATTCGCAGCAAATTAGGTGTTGAGCTTAATATTGCCTGCGCTTGCGTGGATTCGGGCGGTCATCATACCCAAATGGTTTATGAGTTTTGCAGCAAACGCGCCGTGCGCGGTGTATTTGCAGTAAAGGGATTAAGCCAAAGCGCAAAGCCATTGATCGGACGGCCGAGCAGGAACAACCGCTATAAAATGCGGCTTTACCCTGTGGGTACAGACACCGCGAAAGAGGTAATTTTTAGCCGCTTGCGCGTGACTGAACCCGGAAATGGCTACTTTCACTTTCCGCTGGAACGTGACCGCGAATATTTCCTCCAGCTTACGGCGGAAAAACAGGTAGTGCGTTTTACCAAAGGCATGGCGAAACGGGAATGGATTAAAACACGCAGCCGCAATGAGGTGTTGGATTGCACCGTCTATGCGCTGGCGGCATTTAAGCTGCTTAATCCTGATTTGACACAGTTAGCCGAAGAAATCGAAAACGCACCGCGCATTAAGCGGGAAAGCGAATCGAAAGAAGCGCCAAGCCAGAAGAATCAAGCGTGGATTCCGCGCATGGATGACTGGATGAAGCGTTAATTTTTGAAATTCCGCCATCGTCTTAGCCGTATCTCCCACATCGGGGATTTGAAGCTGCACTTTTGCATGGGTGCGGCTGGCGATGGCGCGAACCAATTTAGCAATAAGGAAATGAATATGGCTTTTACACAAACGCAATTGGATGCGCTGGAAACGGCCATTGCCGCAGGTACGCTTGAAGTAACCACCGGGGATAAGAAGGTTCGTTATCACTCGCTCGATGAGATGATCCGCCTCCGTGAAATTATCCGTAATCAGCTGGCCGTTGACGCGCAAACGCCAAAAAGCCGCGCCAGCTTTGCAACATTCATGAAGGATTAATTATGTGGATAGATGATTTCATTGGCGTGTTTTCTCCCGTATCTGGATTGAAACGTAAGCAAGCCCGCCTTGCGCTCGACGTGATGCAGCGCGGCTATGAAGGAGCAAAAACCGGGCGGCGCATTGATGATTGGTTAACCACCGGCGCTTCTGCAAATAGGGAAATTGCCAGCGGTGGCAACCGTCTGCGCGAACGCGCCCGCGATTTAGTGCGGAATAACCCTTATGGCAGCAAAGCCGTGGAAGTCTTTGTAGGTAATGCCATTGGCACAGGGATTATTCCACAAGCCCGCACTGGCTCGGAACGCCTGAATAAGCAGATCATGGCGGCATGGGATGAATGGGAACAAAGCTGCGATATCGAAGGTGATTTAGACTTTTACGGGATCCAATCACTTGCGGCCCGCGCAATTTTTGAAAGCGGGGAATGTTTTATCCGCTTTCGTGATCTGCCTTATAGCGAAAATTACCGCGTTCCGTTCAAGCTGCAAGTATTAGAGGCGGATTTTCTTGATACCGCCAAAACCATGCCTGCCGGCAGTAGCAACTTCATTAATCAAGGCGTGGAGTTTGATAAATATAATCGGCGCGTGGCTTACTGGATGTGGCCGCAGCATCCCGGCGAAAACATGGTTGGCGCAGTAAGTTTGCAAAGCGTGCGCGTGCCAGCCGATCAAATTATCCACCTTTTCCGCAAACACCGCCCCGGCCAGTTTCGCGGTGTAACTGCCTTTGCACCTTCCATTGTGCGGATGCGTGATCTTGACGGTTATGATGATGCAGAATTATGGCGCAAGAAAATTGAAGCTTGTTTTGCTGCTTTCGTCACGCAAGTAAGCGGCGCGGATGGCCCGATAGTTGGCAATGTAGTGAAGAAAAATACCTCTGCAGGTTCCAGCACCACATCTAATGACCCGGATAAATTAGAGCAATTCCGCCCCGGCATGATCGAATACCTGCAACCGGGTGAAGATATCCGTTTCGGAAATCCTAACAGCGATGGCAATTATGAATCCTATGAGCGCGTGCAGCTGCATGCGATTGCGGCGGGCCTCGGCATTACTTACGAGCAACTTACCGGCGATTTAAGCCAAGTAAATTACAGCAGTTTACGCGCTGGCTTGCTGGAATTTCGGCGCTTGGTGGAAATGCTGCGCTGGCAGGTATTCGTGCCAAAACTTTGCATTCCGGTTTGGCGCAGATTCATTGAGCGGGCCTTTATCGCCGGTGAAATCAATAAAATGGAATTTGGCGTTGGTTGGACACCTCAAAAATTCGAGATGATTGACCCGCTAAAAGATGCCCAGGCGGACACAATGATGATCCGCAATGGCACGCTCACGCTTAAGGAAGCAATAGCGCGGCAGGGCTTCGATCCTGAAAAGCAAATTGAGGAAATCGCGGCAACTAACCAGCTGCTCGATGACAAGGAAATCATCCTTGATTGCGACCCACGCTACACCGCGAAAAGCGGAACTCAACAAACATCAAACGGAGGAAATAATGCCAACACCAGCCCAACCAAACAACCTACCAAAAAAGCCGATAAACAACTCAAACTCGCCCTTGATGGAGAGGGTGAGCCTTCCGCTTCAGAGGAGGCTAGCGACGCTTGATATAGCGCAAGGCGATACTGAAAACCGCACTTTCAATATGGTTTTCACCACCGGCGCTACGGTGCGTAAATATGATTTCTTCGCGGATGAAATGTACGACGAAGAATTAGTGGTAAACGAAACTTCCGTGCGGCTGGGGCGGCTTAATTCCGGTGCGCCGGTATTAGATACCCATAGCGATAGCTCACTGGAAAATATCAAGGGCGTAGTGATCGCCGGTACTGCCCGCATTCAAGGCGGGCTTGGTTATGCCAGCTTCAAAGTTGATGCAGGGCCAGAAAATGAATCAGTCATCCGCAAAATACGCGATGGCATCATTCAAAATGTCAGCGTTGGCTATCGCGTTCACAAGCGCGAGGTCATCAGAAACGAAGGTGCGGTGCCACTTTACCGCATTATCGATTGGGAGCCTTACGAAATTTCACTGGTTCCCATCGGCGCGGATGCTGGCGCTGGCATCCGTTCCAACCCTCACACTTTCCCGTGCGAGGTCATTTATCTTTCAACCCAACCCAAGGAGAAACGTACTATGTCCACTACTGAAAACCAGCCGAATGATAACCCGGCAAATCCCCAAGCAAGGGCAGCAAATCCGCCCGCTGCTAATCCTTCTGAAACCCCTGCTAATCCTGCCACTTCGCCGGAAGCGCCGGGAACGGAAGAAGCACGCGCCGAAGGCATCCGCCTAGAGCGCCAGCGTGTAGCGGAGGTTAATAAAATTGTCCGCGCCGCAAAATTGCCTGATATTTTCGCGCAAAAACTGGTGAATGATGGCACGGCCATTACGCAGGCCCGCACGCTGGTTCTTGATGAACTGGCCCGCACCGGCGGCGAAGGTGGTGAAATCCGCTCACAAATTACCATTACCCGTGATGAAATGGATAGCGTGCGCGCGATGGCTGAAAATGCCTTGCTTCACCGCCATGATCCGAACACTTACAAGCTGGATTCGGGAGCGCGTGAATATCGCGGTATGACGCTGATGGAAATGGGGCGTGATATCCTGAAACGTAAAGGCATTGATACCCGTGGGCTTTCCAAATCGGAAGCGGCAGGCGTGATGCTTGGCATGGAAACACGCGGCGGTTTTCATTCTACCAGTGACTTTGCCAATATCGTTTTGAACGTAGCAAATAAAACGCTGCGTGCATCCTATGAAGCGGCTCCGCAAACCTTCAAGCCGTTTTCGCGCCAAGTTACTGCCCCGGACTTCAAAACTATTGCCCGCGTGCAGCTGGGCGATGCGCCTTCGCTGGAAAAGGTGAATGAATCCGGCGAATTCAAACGCGGCACTATCAGCGATGGTAAAGAGCAATACGCGCTTGCTACCTATGGCAAAGTAGTGGCGATCAACCGCCAAACGATCATCAATGATGATTTAGGCGCATTTACCCGCTTGCCTGAAATGTTTGGGCGTGCTGCGGCCGATCTGCAAAGTGATACGGTATGGGGCATTATTACCGGCAACCCGGTTATGGGTGATGGTACAGCTCTTTTCCATGCTAACCACGGCAATCTTGCTGGTGCTGGTGCGGCAATTGCAATTGCGCCGCTGGGTGATGGCCGCGCCGGTTTGCGTAAGCAGAAAGGCTTAAATGGCCGCTTGCTCAACCTTCTTACCAAGTATCTGCTTGTTCCTGCAGCGCTTGAAACGGTGGCAGAGCAATATGTGAATCAAACCAATGTGGTTTACACCAAAGCTGCGGACTTCAACCCGTTCGCCAATAAATTGCAGGTGATTGCAGAGCCGCGCCTTGATGCGGTTTCCGCAATTTCTTGGTATTTGGCAGCTGACCCGGCGCAGATCGACACTATCGAATATTGCTTCTTGGAAGGTCAGGAAGGCGTTTATCTCGAAAGTCGTTTGGGCTTCGATGTTGACGGGCTGGAACTGAAAGCACGCCTTGATTTCGCAGCTAAAGCGATTGACTGGCGCGGCTTCTGGAAAAACCCCGGCTTGTAATTTCAGATTTTACTAATCGACTACTCACCCCGGCTTTAGGCCGGTTTTTTTATGTCTAACAAAAAGGAAAACTATCTATGAAAAACTTTATCATGGAGGGAAAAACTATCACCCTCACAGCCCCTTATGCCGTTACTTCCGGTCAGGGTTTACTCGTCGGCTCAATCTTTGGCGTTGCATGCGCTGATGCAGCAATCAGCACAGAGGTTGAAACCCTGCTAGATGGGGTTTTTACCCTTGCTAAAGCAACCGGCGCAGCGTGGACAGTGGGCGCTCTCATTTATTGGGATAATACTGCCAAAAACTGCACCACTACTGCCGCTTCAAACAAGCTAATCGGCGTTGCTCAAGCCGCAGCTGCTTCCGGCGATGCAGTAGGAAATGTGCGCTTAAACGCGGCATTTATTGCTTAATAGCTTAAGCGCGAATTTGCTTTTTCATCTTCATTCAACACAGGAAAAACTATGACAGCTTTCGCAATAGCGATGCAGGCACTTTTCAATGATCGGAATGTGTCTAAAGACGCTTTTTTCCTGCCGTTGATTGGAACGAATAAGGCGGTTCGCGTTATTACCCGTGCGCCGGATATCTACCAAAACATAGGGCAGTCAGTAATCGAAACTCCAAGCATGGTGCTTGAAGTGCAGGTTGCCGACTGCCCTTCAATTGTTCCTGGCGATCAATTCATGGTGGATGGCATTACTTACAGCGCACAAGGCACGCCGAGGCGCGATAGTGAACAACTTATTTGGCAGGTAGATGTTTATGCGTCTTGAAGCGGCAATTAAAGGCAATCTCCCCAAATTTATGAAGGAGCAGCAAGCAGCTGCGGAAGTGGCAGTAACGAGCGGAATATCAGAAATTACCACGCGCATAAAAGAGGGTTTGCGCGGGCAAGTCAGCGGCGCGGGCCTTGGCTCAAAATTGGCAAAAAGCTGGCAGGCGCAAGTATATCCTAAAGGCAAGAAATCATTGGAAGCGGCAGGCTGGGTATTTTCTAAAGCGCCAAAGATCATTCGCGCTTTCAATGAAGGGGTGGTTATCAAAAGCAAAGAAGGCTGGTTTTTGGCAATTCCTACGGAGGCCGCACCAAAGCGCGGTGTTGGCGGTAAACGTATCAGCCCTTCTACCTTTCCAGAACATTCACTTGGCCGCTTGCGTTTTGTTTATCGGCGCGGCGCGGTTTCCTTGCTGGTGGTGGATGGTTTACGGGCCGGAACGGGCAAGCGCGGCGGATTTCGTAAAGCGTCAGATACGGCTCAACGCACTGGGCGCGGGCTAACTACGGTGGTGATGTTTTTTTTAGTGCCGCAAGCCAAATTGAAAAAGCGGCTGGATTACCAAGCCATAGTTAATCAATGGCAACCGCAGTTAGGGCAAGCAATACTTAATCATTGGCCGGAGGTGCAATCTAATGACGAGCAAACGTGAGCAAATTTTAAGCGCTCTTTATACGAAGGTGAAAACATTGGAAAGCGCCACCGTCAAAGCCTATCGCAATATGGATAAGCCGCAGAAAATTACCACTGGCGGTATTATCAATATGCACGATGGCGCCAGCGAAGAACCGGACGTGCTGCTTTCGCCGCTTACTTACATTTACGAACATATCGTGACGCTGGAAATCATGGTGCAAAATCCAAATTCAGACACGCGCAATACCGCGCTTGATGCGCTTTTGGTGAGTATTAGCAGCGTCATAAATTCAAATCGCACCCTTGATGGCCTTGCCGAATGGGTTGAAGCCAGACCACCCGATTTTGAGGAAGAACCCATTGAAGGTGCGGCAACCGTCCGTACTGCCACGGTTCAAATCATGGTGCGATTTTTTACCACTGACCCGCTGAATTAAACCTTAACCACTAAACGCTTGTAAAGGGTTGCGCCGCTAACACGGCCAGCCCTTTTTTGCGTCAACTTTTAACTTAACAATGGAGAAAAAACTATGGCCCGTTCTTACGGATCGGCAGCATCTTTGCTTGCCTTAAAGGAAGTTTCTTACGGCACAAAGCCTGGGGGAAACTGGGAAAAATTTGCATTCGTTTCATCGGATTTAAGCGCCGAGCAAAATCTGATTTCCTCGGATTTGCTGGGGCAAGGCCGCGAACCGCGTGCGCCTTTCCGCGATGTTATCAATGACGAAGGAAATCTTGTTGTGCCGGTGGAGGCCCGCGATTTCGGGCGCTGGCTGCAGCTGCTTCTTGGCAATCCTGTTTCTGCAGGAGTTGCGGCAACGGGCGATATCACTTTTACCGCAAATCCTTCAGCTGGTCATACCATCACGATTAATGGCGTGGTGTGGACGTTTGTTGCATCCGGCGCAACCGGCTTACAAACTAATATCGGTGCGAATCTGAACGCCACGCTTACGCAGCTGGCTACAGATTTGAACGCCTCTGTCAATGCCAGCATTACCCCGGCCACTTATTCAAACGGTGGCGGCACAAAACTAAATATCGTGCATGACACATTGAGCGCGGTGGGTAATGCTTTCACGCTTGCTTCCGGCAATGCCAATGCGGTTGTAAGCGGCGCTACGCTTTCAGGCGGCGGTTTTACCCATACTTTCACCAGCGGCGCAGCAAGCTTGCCTTCTTTCGCGGCAGAAATAGGCCATGCAAACGTGCCAGCCTATTTTGTGCATACCGGGTGCATGCTCAATTCATTGGCGCTTAATTTCCAGCGTTCCGGGGCAGCAAATGCCACTTTGAATATCATTGCTCAAGGTGAAACACGATTTACTGCTTCGCAAGGCGGAACGCCAACCGTCCGGGCATTCAAGCCATTTAGCCAGTTTAACGGCACGATCAAGCGCAATAGCGTAGCGCTGGCGAATATTACCGGCGCACAATTCACTTATTCAAACGGCATGCAGACGGTTCCTACCATCCGCAATGATGGGCTGATTGATGGCGTGGATCCAACAACCGTAAGTGTGAGCGGCAATATCGATGTGCGTTTTGCCGATACCACATTGGTAGATGACGCGATTAACAACAACGCCATTGAGCTAGAGCTTGCCTATAAATTGCCCGGTTTGGATGGCAATAACTTCGCGCTCACATGGACTTTCCACGAAGTTTTCTTACCGCGTCCGCGCATTCCGATTAGCGGCCCAGGTGGTGTGCAAGCCAGCTTCAACTGGCAGGCGGTTTATGACGATTCACTTTCAAAATCCGTCACCGTTGTACTGAAAAATGACGTTTCCACATACTCATAATTAGGGAGAAAACCATGTTACGACTGAATTTGAAAAAAGAAGCTTATTGGCTGGATTTGCCAGCGGGCGTGCGCGTGCGTATTCGCCCTTTGACAACGGCGATCATGAGCGCGGCGCAATCATCCGTTATCAAAAAAATAACCTTGCTTCGCGCTGAAATCAAAAAGCATGACGAAATCGGCGCGGAAAATGCCGATTTGCCTGATTTGGAAAATGAGCAGGTGCGGCTCGGCCTTTCAGAATCCATGCTCATTAAGGCGCTGGCGTTGGCGGCGATCATGGAATGGGAAGGCGTGATGCAGCCTGATAAAAACGAACCGGCAGAAATCAATGAGCAAAATATTTCAGACCTCATGGATATCTGGTTTGTGGCGCAGGAATTTTGGAAAAATTACACATCCTCACTTTCATTGCTGGAAGCAGAGGGAAACGTATCAAGGCCCGTTGTGAGTGGCACTTTAGCGGCGGGCCTTCCTATTGCCGGGGATGCACAGACCAACAACTCCCCTGTAGCCGAGGAGAAAGCGACCCGCTAACCAATGAGATTTGCCCCTATATTCGGCACGAACCTATAACGGGTGAAGGCTTTGAAGCATGGGAAGTGATCTTACGCAGTAGCGGCCAGCTAAAACTTTACCCCAGCGGTGCCATCGCCGGGTTTGAAATTCCAACCATCATGAGCATTTCGCAAGCACTTGGATATGACCTCCAAGCGCTTTTGCTTTTGCTCGAATATGCCGAGGCAGGCTTACGAGAAGCGGTTAAAAATCATGGCAGCAGCAACACAGAACGTATCGATCAGGATAGCGGTAATTGATGGCGATAAGGTGCGCCGTGAACTTACTCTAACTGGTGAAACCGGCCAACGGGCTTTGAAGCGTATTGAAGACGCTACAAAGCCCGCTTCGCGCCAGCTAGTGGCTGTAAATGTGGTTGGTGAGCAGCTGCGCTATGGTATGGAAAATCTTGCCGGTGGCGCTGGCACGTTAGGAACAAGCTTAATGCGGCTTGGGCCTATCGGCATTGCCGCCGCTGCCGTATTAGGTGCGGTTGGGCTTGCCGTTGCTGCCGGCATCAAGGAATTCAAGGAAGCAGAACTTGCATTAAACGGCCTGAATGCCGCGCTCAAAGCTACCGATTTTACAGCTGGTGTGACCGCGCAGCAAATTACCGCGCTGGGGGAAGCGGTAGAAGGCAATACACTCTTCAAAAAAGAGGATATTCAAAACGCTGCCGCTGCGCTCACTTCTTTTCAAAATGTTTCCGGCGAAACTTTCACCCGCGCATTAAGCCTTTCCGCTGATTTGGCCGTGCGGCTGGGTACTGACGTACCTTCCGCAGCGGAAATGCTGGGTAAATCACTGGAAAGCCCGGAAGATGGATTAGGCAGGCTAGCGCGTAAATTCAGTGATCTATCGCCGGTTCAAAAAGATACGATTGCCAATTTTATCAAGCAAGGCGATGTAGCTTCCGCCCAAGCCATTATCCTTGAGCATCTTGAAGGCAAAACTAAAGGATTGGCAGAAGCGCAGGCAAAGGGCTTAACGGGTGCTTCTAACGCGCTTGGCGATGCGTGGGATGATCTGCTTGAATCGTTGGGCCGGACGGTGGGCGAATCCAGCGCGGTAGAAGGCGGATTAAACGCCATTACCCGCGCATTACGCGGCTTGCAGGAAGCTTTAGACCCAACGCGCGATCAGCAAAAGAGCAAGCTGGAAAATGATATCGCCAAAATTCAAAACAGTTTTGGCGGCAAACTGGATGCATGGGTGTTTGGCGAATCACCGGCAGTAGCCGTTAAGAAAAAAGAACTGCAAAAGATAAATGATGAAATTGCCGCCGAACAGCGCAAGGCGGATGAAGAACAGGCAAAAGCACAGGAAGCAGCGGCAACGGCTGCAACCGAGCGCCGCAATGGTCAATTGCTGGAACTGCAAAAGAAGTTTCTAAAAGAAAATGAAGATTTAACGCTCACCTCGCAAGAAAAAATCCTGAAAGAAGCCGATGAGCGCCGCAAGCAAATTGAAGCGTTAAACAAAACCACCGGCAATAGTGAGGAAGCACAAAAAGCAATCGCCGCGCTGGAAGCTTCTACTAAAGCAAAACTGACAGAAGCAAATAAGGAAGCCGCCAAAGCCGCCGAGCAGTTAAGTCAGGCGAATGATAAGGTGGTGGAATCCCTGCAAAAGCGGCTGGCGGTTGAAAATCTTAGCGATCCTAAAAGTAAATTTGTTCAAGGCGAAGTTGATAAGCTTAATGCCAACGCGACAAAAGAATACCGCGAACAGGTAGAGAAACTTGCAGCTGCGCTTTACGATCTGCAGGAAGCAGAAAAAGCGGCAAAAGAGGCACAGGAAAACCGCAGGCAAGCCATTGACGAAATCAATAAAGGGATTCTCCAAACTAAGCCCTCTTATGATTCGGCAAAAGCGGCGCTCGATGATTGGAAGGGAAATTTAGTTGATAAATTGGGCGGCGCTACTGAATCCAATCAGGAATATCTCGATAAAATTAATCAGATTTATAACGTCAAGCTGAAGGATATTTACAATCGTTCATTGCTTGACAGTGATAAGTGGTCAGACGGTGCGGCCCGTGCGCTAAACCGTTATGCCGATGAAGCTACTAACGCGGCTAAAAATGCCGAGGAAGTATTCGGCCAAGCTGCCAGCAAGATTGAAGATACGTTGGTGGATATGGTTTCAACCGGCGAATTCAGCATGAAAAAGCTGGGTGATCTGGTGATGAGTATTCAACAAGATATTCTCCGCGCATTTTTGCGCCAAAATGTTACCGGCCCTATTGCCGGGGCATTAGGGGATATGCTGGGCGGCGGAAGTGGTGGCGGAAGTAGCGGCGGTGGTGGAATTTTCGGCAGCTTCTTTAGCGATATATTTTCCGGCATTTTCCATAACGGCGGTGTGGTGGGTGAATCCCTTACCAGCCGCCGCGCCGTATCGCCGTTGCTATTCGCCGGTGCGCCACGTTTTCACAACGGCCTAATGCCCGATGAATTCCCGGCCATCCTGCAAAAGGGCGAAACTGTTTTGCCTAAAGGTATGAAGGGAAACGGCATGAATGTGACCTTTAATATTTCAACCCCGGACGCGCAAAGCTTCATGGATAGCCAAGGACAAATTATGTCCCGGTTTGCCGGAAGCTTGCAGCGTTACCGCTCAAGGAACGCTTAAAATGCCCACATTTCATGAAGTCCAGTTTCCGCAAAAAGTTGCTTATGGCGCTTCGGGCGGGCCGCAATTCAATACCAGTATTGTCACCACGCAAGGCGGGTTTGAACAGCGGAATGTGAATTGGCAAAAGTCGCGCGGCCGATGGGATATTTCCACCGGCATAAAAAACAAAACCGATATGGACGCGGTAATAGCCTTTTTCCGCGCCCGTTTCGGCAAAGCCTATGGTTTTCGCTTCAAAGATTGGGCGGATTATCAGGCGGTGGGGCAAGTGATCGGCACGGGTAATGGCGTGCTTACTACTTTTCAGCTGGCAAAGATTTATACCAGCGGCGGCAATAGCTACAGCCGGGAAATCAAAAAACCCGTAAGCGGCACAGTCAAGATTTACCTCAATAGCGTGCTGCAAGTTTCCGGTTATTCCGTGGATCTCACTACTGGCATTGTCACCTTTTCCAGTGCGCCGGGAAATACGGTGGTAGTGGGCGCTGATTTCGATTTTGACGTGCCTGCCCGTTTTGACACTGACCAGCTGGCCGTGCGTACCGATGGCCCCGGCATTTATGTGTGGGATTCAATACCAATTGTGGAGCTTCGCTTATGAGAACAGCATCATCACCATTAACCGCGCACCTTGCCAGCGAAGTAACCAGCCTTGCAATTTGCTGGAAACTTACCTTGGTAAATAATTCCGTAATGGGATTTACCGATCATACCTCTGACCTCACAATTTCCAGCCAGCTATATAAGGCGGCCACCGGCATTTCCCCTACGAGTATCGAAACAAAGGATAAATTCAGCGTTGATAATCTTGATGTGGCAGGCGTGCTTGATGCGGCTTCGATCACGGAAGTTGATATCATGGCCGGGAAATATGACTTTGCCGAAATCGAAATTTTCATGGTCAACGTCACCGATCTTACGCAGGGCATCATTACCCATCGCCGGGGATGGCTGGGTGAAGTTTCATTAAAAAATGGTCAATTCATTGCCGAAGTGCGCGGGCTGACGCAGAAACTAAGCCAGAATATTGTTGAGTTATACAGCCCAACTTGCCGCGCTGTATTTGGCGATTCGCGCTGCAAAGCAAACCTTGCCAGTTACACGGTAGGCGGCACGGTAAACACCGTCACCAGCCGCCAAGTTTTCATTTCAAATAGCATGACGCAAGCAGCTGGTTATTTTTCCAGCGGTGAAGTTGTTTGGCTTACCGGCGCAAACGCTGGCTGCAGAATGGAAATCAAAGAATTTTCTAACAAGCAATTTACGCTTGTACTGCCGATGCCAAATAACATTGCGGCAGGCGATACGTTCAATGCCATTGCGGGCTGCGATAAAACTTTTCACAGCTGCTTTTCCAAATTTAGTAACGCCGTAAATTTTCGCGGCGAACCTCACGTTCCCGGCATGGATAAAATGCTGGCTACCGCTGCAACCGCTAACGATCTTCAAACAGCATGACCATAGCAAATGACATAGTAACCCATGCTCGCGCGTGGGTGGGTACTCCTTTTCACCATCAAGCCCGGCTCAAAGGCAAAGGGTGTGATTGCCTCGGCCTGGTTGTCGGGGTGGTGGATGAGTTGGAGTTGAAGGATAAAAACGGTGTGAAGCTGGCGAGTTATGATGAGGTCACTTATTCGCGCGAACCGGACGGGGAATATCTAACGCGAAAACTCACCGGCCTTTTACTTGAAATTCCTATTACCGAGGCCCGCGCCGGTGATCTGGGACTTTTCAAGGTGCGGGAAAATCCGCAGCACCTTGCAATTTTGAGCGATTACGAAGGCGGGCTTGGAATGATTCATAGCTTCGCACCATCGCGCCGCGTGGTTGAACACCGGCTAGATGATGAATGGAAATTACGTTTACTAAAGGTTTTCAGATGGCAGCAATAGTCTTAGCAGCGGCGGCAAGTTCCGCCGCCACATCACTTGGCGCAGGCACTTTCTTTGCCGCTGTAGCCGGTGGTGCGGGCGGATTTCTGGGCGGGTTTGTTGATCGTGCCATTTTTGGTAGCAAAACCAAAATCAATCAGGAAGGCTCGCGCGTCACTGATTTGATGGTGCAAGCATCGACTTACGGCAAAGCAATACCACTTGTATATGGCAATGCCCGGATTGCCGGTAATATGATTTGGTCACGGCCCATTCAGGAGCATATCACCACTACCACGCAAAGCAGCGGCGGCGGTAAAGGTGGCGGCGGTGGCGGCAGCGTTGAAACTACCACTACGACTTACACTTACACGGCAAGCATGGCGATTGCCATTTGTGAAGGCCCGATTACGGAAGTAGTGCGCGTATGGGCGGATAGTAAGCAGCTGGATTTAACGCAAGGTAGCTACACGCTTTATTTGGGCGATGAAACGCAATTGCCCGATACCTATATGGCTTCATTTTTCCCGGCAGGGCAAACGCCTGCCTATCGCGGCATGGCGTATGTGGTGATTAAGGATTTTCCGCTGGCAGATTTCGGCAATCGTATTCCTAACTTTACCTTTGAAGTGCGCCGCACCCTTAAAAAGCCTTTTGATTTAGAAGATAAGATCAAAGATATCACGATCATTCCGGGCGCTGGCGAAAATGTTTATGATACGGTAGTGCAGGAAAAGCAGTACGGCCAGCAAGACGTTTCCGGCAATTTCGTACAGGGCGGAAAAGTTTTTAAGCAGAACCTTAACAATCTGAATAATAAAGCTGACGCGCTGGTAGCGTTGGATAATCTCAAAGCCACGCTTCCGAATGTAGAATGGGTTTCGGTGGTGCTAAATTGGTTTTCGGATTCCGTTGATCCTGCCGTTTCCATTATCAAGCCCGCCGCTGAATTTAACAGCCAAGGAGCGCGAGTTACGCCTGATGATTGGGCGGTAGCAGGATTTAACCGCAACAACGCGCATGTTATACAAACTTTTGGCGATGGCTCCCCCACATACGGCGGCACGCCAACGGATAAAAGCATTGTTCGCCTTTGCCAAGAATTGAAAAGCCGGGGCTATAAAGTGCTTTTCTATCCGATGGTGCAGGTTGATACGATCACACCTACCGCAAAGCCATGGCGCGGGCGAATTACGCCAACAAATGCCACGGATGCCGCCGGATTTTTCACGCGCACTAATGGCTACAACGCTTATATCAATCACTATGCGAATTTACAGGTGGGCGGCGTTTACCTGAAAAACAATATTGATGCCTTTATGATCGGCTCCGAGCTTATTGGCCTCACGCAATACATGAGCAGCCCCGGTGTTTTTCCGGCAGTTACGCAGCTGAAAAGCCTTGCAGCTTCGGTAAAATCGGCGGTTGGAAGTGGCGTAAAAGTTACCTACGGCGGAGATTGGAGCGAATATCATTCCGTCAATGGCTGGTATAACATGGATCCGCTATGGTCAGATAGCAATATCGATGTGGTATGTGTTGATTGCTATTTTCCGCTCACGCCGGATTTGCCGCAAACGCAAATTGACTATGCCGCAGTTTATGCCGGTTGGTCAAAAGATGAAGGTTGGGATTATTATTGGGATAGCACGCGCACCACGAAAACTTTTTATTCCGGCGCTACCTATGCTTGGAAAAATATAAAGCATTGGTGGAATTCTACGCACACTAACCCAAACGCCACGACTACCGCTTGGACTGCCAAAATGAAGCCTATTTGGTTTTCAGAGCTTGGCTTCCCTTCGGTGGATGGCTGCGCGAATCAGCCGAATGTGTTTATTGACCCGGATTCAGTAGAAAGCTTTTATCCTCGCGGTTCGCGCGGGCGCGTTGATTTCCTCGCGCAGCGCACGGCGCTTGATGCCTCTATTGATTATCTCAATGCTCAAAATGCACTGGAAGCTAATTTTATCCCGCGTAAATTTATTTGGACATGGGATGCGCGGCCTTTCCCCTTTTTTCCTGATTTGGTTTCCGTTTGGTCGGATGGCGGCAACTGGAAAACCGGGCATTGGGTGCAAGGGAAACTCGGCCTTTCTAGCCTCGGCCAAATTGTAGCCGATCTGCTTAAGAAAGTCGGCTATGATTCCACCATGTACGATACAAGCCGCTTGCTTGATATCGTTTCCGGTTTTGTCATCACTAACCGTCAAACCGTGCGCTCATGCCTTGAGCAGTTGGCAAATGCGTATTTCTTTGATTGCGTGGAATCGGACGGACTTTTGAAATTCATAAAGCGCGGTAAAGTTTCCAGCATCACGATTGATTATACCGAGCTGGTGACTAAAGAAGATTCTGGCGATGCAATGACGGTTACGCGCATGCAGGAATTGGAATTGCCGCGCCAAGTGGACGTGATTTATCTAAACCGCACGGCGGATTATCAAAGCGGCACGCAATCTTCACAGCGCCAAACCGTTAAAGCGGTGGATTATGTAACTGTGAATTTGCCTATCGTGCTTTCCGATCAGGAAGCAAAGGTGGTTGCAGATGTGACGCTTTATAATGCGTGGGTAGGTAGGATTAATTACAACTTCGTCATACCGCCAAAATACGCGCTTATAGAGCCTACGGACGTAATCACCATTACGAAAGATGGCGCGGCATATTTAGTGCGGGTTACAAGCTCAACGCTGATGCGAAACGGCACGCAGGAAATTACTGCCATTGCCGAAGATGTAAGCAGCTATGACTTCTATAACCCCGCTGGTACCGGCACGCCAAACATTCAGCTACCGGCCACCATTTCAGCTTCACGATTGGAATTGATGGATTTGCCCGCATTTCCTACGGATGGCATAACGGATGCCTATTTGCGTTATGGCGTGGTTGGCCTGGGCGAAAATTGGGCGGGTTCGGCGGTGTATCGTTCCGATGATGGCGGCTCAAACTATGCCTTGATGCAAACGCTCACAGCGCAAGCAACCATAGGCGCGGTGCTGAATATCATTCCCGCGGGAACCGTTTACGCATGGGATAATATTTCTACCATCGATGTGCTGCTAACTTTCGGCCAGCTGCAGAGCGTGACCGAAATCGCCGTATTGAATGGCGGTAATGTATGCGTAATCGGGGATGAAGTAATCCAGTTTCAAACCGCTACTTTGCTCGATACGAATAAATATCGCCTCAGCGGGCTTTTAAGGGGCCGTCTAGGTACGGAATGGGCTGTAGGTAGTCATGTAGCCGGTGAACGGTTTGTAATGCTCACAAACGCGCTGGCGCGGGAATTAATGGCATCGTCCGGCTGGGGTATCTCAAAGAAGTTTAAGCCCGTAACGGTAGGTTCAACCCTTGGGGCAACTGACCCGCAGGATTTTGCCTATACAGCGCGGGCCTTAAAGCCTTATTCGCCGGTGCATGTTATCGGCTCCCGCAGCGCCGGTGATCTCACTATCAGCTGGAAACGCCGCACCCGCATTGGCGGGGATTGGCGGGATGCAGTTGACGTGCCGCTTTCTGAGGAATCAGAAAAATACGAGGTGGATATCATGCAAGGGGTAACGCTTAAACGCACCATTACCGGCCTTACAAGCCCAACGGCGCTTTACACCGCCGCGCAGCAAGTGGCCGATTTTGGCGCTACGCAAAGCAGCATTCTTGTAAATGTTTATCAGCTTTCGGCGGCAGCTGGCCGTGGTTACGCAGGCATAGCCACACTTTAAGCAATAACTCACGTTTCACGGCACTTCCCGCCGTGGGCGTGAGTTTTTGCGCGTCAAAATCAAAAAGGAAAAATATCATGCCAAACACCACTAACCGGGTGAAGCTTCCCTATATTCTGCAATCGCAGAGCCAAAAGGAAGTTACCCATAATAGCGGCCTCGATCTTATCGATGCGCTATTGCAAGCTGCCTGTGTCACCATCAATTTGAACACGCCGCCCGGTTCGCCGGCAGCGGGTGATTGTTATGTTGTCGGCACTTCGCCAACCGGCGCATGGGCGGGCCAAGCAAAAACAGTGGCTTTTTACACTACCGGCTGGAACTTCATAACACCGTGGGAAGGATTGACGGTTTGGGCGAATGATACAAACCAGCTTTTCACTTATGATGGCTCGGCATGGGGCGCAACGTACAATCTAAGCCAGTTTAATAACCTCACCATGCTTGGCATCAATGCCACCGCCGATTCCACCAACAAGCTATCCATCAACACCGAAGCTATTTTATTTAACCATAACGGCGGTGATCTGCAGGTGAAATTAAATAAGAATGCTGCCGGGAACAAAGCGGGCTTCTTATTTCAAAGTAACTGGTCGGCGCGTGCGGAATTTGGCTTGCTGGGTGATGATAATTTTACTCTGAAAGTATCACCTGACGGATCCACGTTTTATGATTCGCTCAAAATGCTGGCCGGTAGTGGCCGTGCTGCACTGAAAGCAAATGGAGTGGGGTTAAGCGGCGCTGGCACTAACCAAGCCACAGCAACGGGCATTACAAAGCAAACTAACGAATTTACCACCGTTGCCGCTTCCACCGGCGCAAGATTACCTTCACCGGAACAAGGCGAATTTATTTTTGTAGCGAACGCTGGAGCGAACGCCCTAGCGGTTTACCCTAACACCGGCCACAGCATTAATGCGCTGGCCGCTAATGCCGCATTTTCGCTGGTAGCTGGCAAGAATGCGGTGTTTTGGGCCGCTACCGCCAGCAAATGGTATGTGAACCTAAGCGCCTAAATTTCTAACTATCCCGCGAACCAGCTGCCTTTGGGCGGCTTTTTTTATGTCTAAACCAAAGGAGAAAACCGCATGGCACCCACCGAAGAAAAAGATGTGCAAGCGCAGCTGGCCGTTATGAATACGCAAATCCAAGCACTCACAAAAACTGTGGATGTGCTGGCGGAGGAAGTGAAATCGCTTACCGCGCTGGCAAATCAAGGCAAAGGGAGCCTTCGCACGCTCTTAATCATCGGCGGGCTTTGGACTGGCCTAATCGCCTTTCTTAGCTTCGCCGCCGGTCATCTGGACTGGAAATAATCAACCAACCTTACAAGGAGAATACACTATGCCTAAAAACGTATCACGCGGCATACGCAATAATAATCCCGGCAATATCCGCCTTTCAAAAGATAAATGGCAAGGGCTGGCGCCATCGCAACCGGATAAGGAATTCTTCACTTTCCAAAATCCCGTTTATGGCATCCGTGCAATTGCCCGGCTCCTGATTAATTATCAGGATGATTACGGCCTTCGCACCATACGCGGCATTATCAGCCGTTGGGCACCAGCTTCGGAAAATAACACCGAAGCTTATATCAAGCGCGTGGCAGAACGCACCGGCTTTGACGCTGACCAGCCGCTTGATCTACACCAGCATGAATACCTAAAACCGCTGGTGATTGCCATTATCTGGCATGAAAACGCGCAGCAACCTTACACGGGTGAACAAATCGACAAGGCATTGGTGCTGGCCGGTGTTGAGATTACGCCTAAGCCTTTGGCAAAAAGCCGCACCATTAAAGGCGCACAGGTTACAGCCAGCGCCGGGGTGGTAGCAGCTGCTTCCGGGGTAATTGCCGAAGCCGCGCCTGCAATTCCGGTTTTATCCGCGCTTTCGCAAATGGTGAAAGATAACGCGCTTGGCTTTTTGATCGTGCTGGGTGTGATGGTGATTTTTGCCGCTGGTTATATCGCCTGGGCGCGGGTTGATGATCGCAGAAAGGGGCTTGTATGATTTGGGGCCTTTTACTCCGCTGGTGGCAGCGTTCTTATGCGGCAATCCTCAAATGGCTGGGGATTGCCGCCGCCGTGCTGGTGGTGCTTTTCAAAATTCGGCAATCGGGCCGGAATGATGAACGCGCCGATCAGCTTTTGAAGCAAAACGAAATAGTAGGTAAAGCCAATGAAGTTGAAAACGATATGCGCCGCGTACGCGATGGTGATTCTCTTAACGAGTTGCGCCGGGATTGGACGCGCAAATAA